CATTCTTAAAAAACCAGACAACGTTCTGTTTCCATAACGCTCTACTTCTTGTTCGTAGACCTCTGGTAAATACTGCTGAGCAAAGTCAGCGAAGTTATCGGGAATACCTGCACCACCACCATTATTAGTAAATTGTAAATAATTACTATTTAATAATTCTTGTGATTGCGATGGTATTAAACTCCCAAATTGTGGTTGTAAAGTACCCATAATTGTTTAATTTTAAATTAGTTAAACTTTCGTTTTTGAATTTTAAGTTTTGTAGAGTCAGCACCACTAATCGCTTTTACTTTAAATCCGCCTACAAATATATCTTTATTTCCTTCTCTTGCTTTAACATCAGAAAGATTTTTAGATTTATTTACAACTTCTTTAACTGCGTCGGCTTTGCCTTGCTCGTAAAAGTGCGTAGCGATTTTATCTACGTTTTCAGCAGCATACATTGCTTTGTGATAACCATTCGGGTCTACTACATTTCCATCTGGATCTAGGAACTTCCCTACCAAGTTGGTAATGTTTGATTGATTTTCTGCAACTTTTTCACGATTCTGTATATTATACTTGTATCTCTTACCAGCAACTTCAAAATCAAAACCTTTGAAATCTTCATTGAATAGTTGTTGAGTACGCTGTTTAAATGTCTCGTGTAGTTGTTCAGCCTGTTCTTGCTGTTTATTGTAACGATTGAAAAAATCCGTAGCTTTTTGTTGCTCTTGCGTAACACCAGGACGTAACTTAATTTCGTCATAGTATTTAGATTTAACTTCTTCTAAATAGTTTTTAGCTTTAGCAACTTCTTCTTTAAATGCTAATTTTTTCTTTCGTATTTCTTTTTCCTCATGTATATCTTCGTCCCATTGGTAATCTTCTAAAATAAGATTTATATCTTCTGAATCTAAATGAGGTTTATTTTTTTTATAATATTCTTTTAATAAAGTTGTTTCATCGACATTACTGTAATCAGCATTAAGTCTTACATAGTCTTCAACTGTTCCACCAGTCTCTTCCATAAAGTTAACAAGTTTTTCTACA